TAACCATGTTAGCTACGCATTTAGCGAAGTTACATGGGTGATACTCAACCATAGCATTCGACACTACCTTGAATTTTTGTGAGAAAAATTCTGCACCATCCAAGGAATCATGTTTCTTAAACTCGTCCAGTTTAAATCCGAGAATCGCAGCTTCCCTGCGGTATTCCTCGGTATCAAAACCTTTTGGAAAAGTTTGCAAAACATCATCTCCGCCCACTATTAATGAGTAATCTTTTGACAAAATAGTTTCGTCTTCAAGATTGAGTCGCATTAGTACTAAATTATTTACGACAAGTTGAGCAACTGAGTTAATCAGAATGGTCAAAAACCAACCACTCTTCATAATTCCGTTGTGTGTAGCTTTGATACATTCACCGGTTGCGGATCTGTAAACGAAATCTTGAGTCATTTCTTTGAACATACCGGAAACATCAAGTTTCCATTCATCAAATTCTTCATCACTCATATCGATATCCTTCACAGCCAAACCAATGACAACTCTCTCGCATATATCAAATACATATTGGAAACAATTGTAATCCCATGTAGATTTATCACTTTCGAACACTTCCCGATTCTTAAAGAAGCGGTTCATATGCTCGCAATGCCCCGGTTTATTCGGAGCAAAAGTGTACTTAACAGGACTACTTTTCCAAACATCTACGACGGTATGTGCCAATTCCTTTGATATAGCTGCGTGCTTTACCATTTTTGTTACTGGATTTCCTACTATTATTCTTGGCATACCTTTCTCAATCTTTTTGGGTTTTGTAGGTTCATTTTTAATAAAAGCCTTACCTACAAAAGGCTCATTCCAACCACTAAGGACTAGATTACGCAAACCAGCATTGCCGTATTTATTCAACACTGCTGCGTTATCATTTAAATTTTCGTCCAAAAACGGAAATCCTGGAGATTTCTTGGCCTGAACTATACTACTGGATATTATTTCATCAATATTTTCCGGAGATTTGTAACCGACTTTGGGAGTAAAACGACTATTGACCAGTTGTTTTAAAACAATCTGTGCACAGCGTTCTTTCTCACTCAGAGTGGGTTCAGTTTTTATCTCTGAATTACGTTCATGAAATAACTCTAGATGTTTCTTCAAAGAAACATCAGTCGTTTTAACTGAAATTAATGGCGACACATACATCTCCGGCTTATAGCCGAAGGAGTCTAGTGTAGCTATATTTTCAGCTAAAAAGGCTTTGACTTTTTCATTCTCTTTCTTAGCCGCGGCCACGTGCGAGGGTTTCTCTTGGGAAACCGTCGAATAGGCTTTAGCGGGTAAGGGACAACTTTCATCATCGTAGTCTGCCCATCGCTTCTTTCCATTACTCCTAGAGGTATGGAGATAATCATCCTGGGTAGGACCATCATCACCGTATTTACCTTTTCGGAAACTAGGAAATTCTTCATACATATCATCATCATCGAAATCCATATATACTCCACCTCTCTTATCCATAAGAGTGTACGTATCATCATCTTCATCAAAGAATTCTACATCTCTACCTTTAAATTTATGTTTATCTTGTTTATAACCATAAACTGTAGCGACTGAACTAGTGTTGGAGACATTCTCGTGCATCTCTTTAGGGAGATAATGGATAATGTGTTCAATTCTGATAGCAACGTTATCGGTACCATCAGTTCTAACATGCATGGCGATAGTTTTACCACCAGCGTACAAAGGGCTTCCACTGTAACCCCTTTCAGTGGAAGCTGTGTGTTGAAGTTCGTTGTATGTACTAGTATTCAACACCCTTCCAATAGAAGCCATTACGACTCCATTATGGAAACCTACTGCTTGGATATTTTGATTAAAATAAGAAGGACCTATCACTGCAGATCTCATACTCATCTTTGACCAAAAACTCTTCGGCATTTTCACAGCGAAAACATCAAGAGTTCCACTGTAACTATTATTATCATCGGCGAATAGACGCGAGTCCAGTCGGAAACAACCTTTCATATTTACAGTGCAATTTTTCTTAAGGTTTTCAATTACGCCCGTTGCATATACATCAAATAAGCTACTGCTACATCCGTAAGCTACATGCTTAGCTGTAATCAAAAAATCACTAATGCGAAAGAAACTAGCATATTTTGCTAATTCCGTATTCTCACTAGATAACAAAAGACAGCCGGTAGGGAATTTAACACAAGGATAATAAGAAGATCCTGGCAGTGCCATTTCATCGACACTGACCTTCTTTGGTTCATACTTGATATAAACAACCCTATCTTCGATTAACACACGTTTGTATGCTTCATCGTTGTATATAAATAATTCCTCTTTCTCTTCACTTTTTAAGGTTTGAGTTGGAAAGAAAAATCCATACACACTAGCTATCACGCCCCAAATTTTGAATATTATGGTTTTAATATTCTTGAGACCTGAGATTAGAAAATATACTAAAATCACAGCAAAAAGAATTTCTAAAATAGCGCACAATAGCTGCCACTCTTTAATCCCTTCCACCATGAAAGTCATGCGCACTTTTAAGTTCATCCATACATCATTGAACAAGCACATGACACAGAAACCATTGTATCTCAAATAATTTAATAAATATATTTGATTTGCAAAGATTCCGTCGTATTCTTCTGCTACCCTATTTTCACAGTAGTTATTCCCGCTACTGCTATACTCAGGTAAATCCCAGTAATTTCTTCCGTCGGATGCGTTTAAACACATTCCCCGTGTAAGTTGACCTCTCATCATAAGATACGCTAAAGTAGCTTTGAGATTGATAAAATTTCTTCTACGGTTTGTTGCAAAACGAAAAGCGTCTCTATAATTGTAATCCATCGGATACATTAATAGATGAAACACCCATCCACGAAAGTAATGCCACTCTAAATCAAGGTATCTTATATTCCCCGGCATACCTGATATTGATTGAAAATAAGAGATGACACCCCATACATCGTATGAAGTGCCAGCTATTCTAGATAATCTAGATATTTGAGCACACATTGGTCTAACAGACAAAGCTGATTCAACCTCAATGCGATCACGCGTGATAGCATTCAAAGTCATTCTCAC